AGGATAGAGTGCCTTTTGTTTGACAATATAAAACAACCTCGCGGGTGAAGTTTTCTTCACCTAGTTCTTTCACATCTTTTTGGAGTTCAACTGAAGAACTCCAATAAGTTCTCCAGTCTGATTCTACTAAGGTTTTGACTTTCTTCTTTTTCTTAATACCCGACTTTAAGGTAATAGTCTTTAATGAAGTCTTGGTAAAACATTTTAACTTTTTACCAATATACGCTCTACCAGAAATAGTATTTGTAATTTTATATACAAATCCTATACAATCTGGCAGTTCATCAATTATTACATCCTTGTATGTCCACATTTATTCTTCATCTTCAAAATCATCACTTAGCAGAGGTGAGCCACATACAGGACAGTGTCCAATATCATCCATTTCTATATCAGAAGAACTGATTGAAATCATCCCCTGGGTTTCACATATATCACAGTTAAATAGTTTTTTTATCATTTTACTTCCCTTGCGGACACCAAGACTCTTTCTTTCCACCGAAATAAGGCTTAGCGTATCCTTGTTTAATTAATTCTTCTGATAGTTTCTTATTATCAAGCAATATATCACCTAGAACTCTACCACCATATTTATCCCACTTTACAATTACAACCTGTTGTTTTTTGCTGTCTGTCACCAGTTTTTTAGTAAATACAGTTGCAGCATCGCCTAATACTTTTTCTTCTGGACATTTAGCCTTACTATCATGCTCTGGTGTATCTACTCCAAGAATGCGAACAGATAGTACAGGTTTTAATGGTTTAGGTAAGAATGTTGCTTTAATATCTACAGTATCTCCATCAACTACCTTTGTGATTGGATAATCGTAAATTTCCGCGGATACCGAAGTTGATAGTAATATTAACAATAATAATTTTTTCATATTTTCCTATAAAGTTTGCCATCCTGTTTCAGTTAATACCTGAACAGGTTCTGTTGTTTCAATCCACACTTTTGCGCCACATGATAGCGGTTTATCAGGGCTATACATTACTTTCCCATTAACAAAGTCTACCTCATAACCATAGATATTATCTTTATATGTCTTACAAGTAATGACAGGTTTTCTTTCTCCTGTCTTACTGTTTGACTTGATAATATGCTGGTTTATATGTATCATTCTTTTCATAATTTTACCCATGACAAGCGATACAGGACTCTTTACTCACATTAACACCTGATTCGCTTCTTATATAGTACAGACTCTTTATATAAGGATCAAGAAATGCCATCTTGTGAACTTCGCTAATGTATTCTTCACTTTCATCCGCGGAAAAGAATAGGTTAATAGATTGTGCTTGATCTATGTATCGTTGTCTAGCAGAGGCTAATCTGATAATTTGTTTCTGATCAATTTCAAACGCTGTTTTAAATACAGATTTTTCTTCATCATTTAACCACTCAACGTGTTGAACCGAACCATTATTACTGATTATATCTTTGATAGTTTCTGTGGAATAAACATCTTTATCTTTCATTATTTTCAACAAAGACGGGTTGACTCTGTCCATCTTACCCGCGGCTGTGTTTTGAACATACGCATTCTTATAAATTGGTTCAATGCCTTGACTAACCGACCCGCAAATTAAAGCTGAACTTAGATTTGGTGCTATAGCAATCCTATGGGTATTTCTAACCCCGTGACCTTTACACCATAGAGGTGTGCCAAACTCAGTAGCCATCCATTGTGAAGCTCTCAAAGATTCATCATTTAAATATTTAAATATTTCCGTATTTTTATAATACGCTTCCATAGATTCAAAAGAAATCATATGATCTTGAAGATATGTGTGGAATCCTAACATACCCAATCCTAATGCTCTACTCTTCTCGGCAAATCTAACTACCTTTTCCATTCCAGGGATAGTCTTACCAATCTGAATCAAATCTTGATTTACACAATCTAAAAATACAGTAGCATCAAACACCGCGTCTGTATCTTTCCATTCATCATATAGCGATGCGTTCATTGATGATAATACACAACTGAAGGTGTGATCATTATCTGAGAATAATTGTATTTCCGAACAAAGATTGGAGGCTTTTACTGTTAGGTTTCTATCTTTATACATCTGAGGATTTTGTCTATTGACTTTATCAATAAAGTTGAAGTATCCTTTACCTGTAACCATCTTTAATTTCAATGCTTTTTGATATCTGCTAACGGCATCTTTATCGCCAGCCTCTAATCTGGCTATAAAATCGTCTGTGATATTCCATCCTATATTAGCATCATCTGGGTTTTTATTGATATAAGTCACCAATTCATAGAAATCATTATGATCTATTTCAATGTATCCAGCCCATGCTCCTCGTCTTTGGCTACCCTGACTGATATCCCTTGACATTTGAACAAAGTCTTTAAATACTGGTAATACTCCAGACGCGGCTCCTTTGACACCAGAAATTTTAGCACCTCTAGGTCTAATTGCTCCTAGATAACCTGACGTACCAAATCCATTCTTTGATAGAACTGCTGCCTCTTGTTGAGCTCCATAAAATGAATAAACTGAATCAGCTAGGAATCCTCCCGAGCAGCTTACGGGACAACCAATTCCAGTACCCATATTAGATAGAACAGGTGTTGAAGCTGCCAGATACCCTTTCCATAATAAGTCAAAAAACTTCTTTTCCCAAATTAATTGATTAGATGTATATCTTGCCGCATGTGAGGCTACTCTCGTATACACGGTTTTTAAATCGGGATATTTAGCGGATAAATAATTTTCTTTCAACATTTGCCAAGCAACTGTAGTAACCCATTCAGGTAATTTTCCTTCCTCTTGGAGGAGTCTACGCTCTTCTCCTAATTCATCATATATGCTCTTGTATTTTACCATTATTCCGCCAATAAAGTTTGTTTCTCAATAGAGGTACTAATACCTTCCTCAATCATATCTAGTTGCTCTTTTAATTCTTGTCTTCGCTTTGGATCAGTTGCTCTTGCTAATTCCATTCTTAAATATCTTACTTGTGCGTCTTCTATCATTTTTAATTGCTCCGTTACCATTTGAATTTCCCCTCTATCCAATTTCTATTGTAATCATTTCCTGTGCTTGAAAAGAAATCATGGAGCGTGGTGGAGGTCAAATCATTATAAAACCACTCAGCAATAGGATTGTATGATGGTTTATACATCGCTTTATAACCAAGATTTTTTAAACAATCATCTAAACGAGATTCCACAAAATGTTTTAACTGATTTTCGGTGATTCCTTTAATATTACCCCTTTCAAAAATCTTATCTATAATAACAGATTCATGCTCTAAAATAATACTAGTAGTTTCTTGTAATTCAGTTTTTAATTCTAATAATACTTCTTCTGATATAACACCTGCCTCAGTCGCCTCTTTCAATAAAGTTCTGAATAACCATGCGCCTGCTTGACTATGCAATGTTTCATCTATAGCAGAAAAGTTAATACCGGCATTAATGTTTATTAATTTATTCTTCCCAACATTATTGAAATGTTTAAGAAAAGCAAATGAACTGTATAAGATAGCACCCTCAATCATAGAGAAGATACCCACAGATTTTAGGATGTCATAAACAGTATCTCTTTTTTCGGTTCTCTTGCCAATCCAAGCCATTCTATTTTTTAACACTTCGTCATTCAGATAATCATTATAAAATTCATCAGTATCTAGACCTAGAATCTCATTAATCTTATTATAGAAAGGAGCATGAACTCCTATTTCCATAAAAGCGAATGTGGTTGCCATTCTTTGAATATCTGGTCTTTGAAATATCTTACCTACATAATTTTGCCAGTAATCATTACCTACCGATAATTCATACATAGTGAATAATTTTAAAGTAGAAATAACCCCGTGATATTCTGCTTCAGTAAAATTAGTTTTTAAATCGTGGAGGTCTTTTTCTACTTCAATTTCATCTGGCAGCCAAAAGATTTCAGCCTGTTGTTTGGCAAATTCTATGGCAGTCGGATAATCAGTAGTATAGGTTGTTTTTTGTTCTAATAATCTAATAATTTTCATTTCGTTCCTTTAAATATATCCTGTTCCACAATCACCCGATGTTGTTCCCATCCCCTGAAGTTTCTTATATAGTCGGTATTTTCAGCAGAAGTTGCCTGATGTTCTGTAGGAGAAGCGTGAAGAGGAACTCCACCTACCAACTGATTGTATAACTTCAAGTCATTATCTATAGTAGGTGTTTTACCTTCATGTGTTAAATATGATACCCTAGCACACCTTGCGGCAGATATTTTCATCAATGTTCTTATTTGAAGATATTCATCGCCTATATATTCAACCCATAATTGCTCTTCTTTATCAACGTAGGGTAAATGATATCTTCTTGTAATTGGCGCTGAATTATTATATTCCTTCTTCATCTGTCTTGCCAGTTCTTGTATTTCAGGTTGAGCATCCACATGATCTCTCAATTCAAAAAAGTTATCCCAATCAGTAGCTGTGACAATAACTGAGATATATTGCCACGGCTCAAGCATTCTATTAAATGTTTGTTTATGCGGAGCCGCTACTTTATTAACCAACCACACTAAACAGCAAACAATTTTACCAGTAAACGACCACATAGATTTAGCAAATTTCTTTTTAAATCCTGACAACTCTTCATTAGATTGCATACCTTTATTATTAGCACCCCAATGAATAGGACCTGCTGGATTATTCCACACTTGCTTTAAAAATGTATTGATAGGTATTGCTCTACTACTTGAAGCGTTTCTACTGAATACTCTATGGGTCATAAATTCTGAATGAATGCTTCTCCAGTATCTTAATTGAAATGTAGTCAGTCTTATTCCGTTTGTAGGATTGAGGGAATCCTCAATTATTTTCACTTCGCAGGTCATGTTATTCCTTATTTTATAAAATATATAATTATATAGTAGAGTAGTATTAGTCCCAATATCCAATGTGTAAAGAATAAAACAATCCTACACATCATTATAACTATAGAAGTTATAATGGGTAAAAATGTTATTATTGATACACACAAAAAAGCGTAAAGTATTATTGTCATTATATTTTTTTCCATGTAGCAAATCTCAATTTGGCTTCAATACCGGTAAAAGTATTGTCTTCAATTATTTTAACAACATCAACTATATTCATACCTGATATAATAGCATCATTTATGTCTTTATGTTTAAAAGAATCTGGCATAAGACATACTGAATATCCTTTATCAATGTTCTTTGATATAATTTTAACTATCTCAGGATGTCTTGGCTCATTGTCAGAGATAATAGTAGCATTAGTTAATATTTGTTTGATAGTAGGAGAATCAAAACTAGAACCAGATACAGCTAACGCATTTGGGAGTAATAAAGAATCAATTGGCCCTTCTGTAATTAGAATTCTTTTGCTATAATCAACTCGCTCAAGACCAAATATCTTTTCTTCTGTATCATCAATCTTTATAGTATAGTATTTTGGTAATTCTTTACCAAAAGCTCTACCTTGAAGAGCGAAACATTTACCAAAAGCATTAAAGAAAGGTATGACCAATCTAGGATGATCTTGCTCTAACTTTGGAAATTGATGCTTGATGTTTTCGTTGACGTACTTAAAGAACTTCGGGGTATAATAAAATAAATGCCATTGATCAATAGGTATCTTCCTTTTGGTTAGATATTTAGTAGCATAATGAGTATCCGCTAATTTATCAACTCTCTTTAATTTAGAAAGAACATCATCCTCCAATAAATCTAGCTTGATAGTTTTTAGTAACGGAATTGCTTCCTCTATTTTTCTGTGGTCGTTTCTAGGTTTAGCATTGCCTTTATATCGTTCCATAACATATTCGGCATATAAATTAGAATCTACAAATTTTATTAGATTGCCTAGATTAGTAGAATAACCACATTTATGGCACTTACAGAACAATCCAGTCTTTTGTCTATATATGTATCCTCTGGCTTTATTTTGTTTAGAGGTTGAGTCTCCGCAAATATTACAACTGTAGTTCCACAGGTATTGCGATTTGTGTTTGAAATTTCTTAAATATGAACCAAGACGATTGGCATATGTGATATCAATAAAAAGCATAGTCAACCTCAAATATAAAATACTATTATATAATATTTTAAACGATAAATCAAGTAAATTTATTTTTGTTTTTTACTTGACTTATGTTGACAGTATGCTATAATGACTATGTAGCATATGAAATGAATAGTAATAGTTGTTATTAATTGTATAACTTACTTGAATATATCTAAATGATTCAGTAAGAAACCGAAAGCAATACAGCCTCCTACTACTAACCATCTCCAGTTCTCTAGTATTGTTAATCTATCTGAAATGGATTTATGTTGGACGGAAGATTTATCGGTATGTTCTTTAATTTTATCCTCAATGCGGATTTCCATATCGTCTATCTTACTTAATATTTCCCTAGTATTATCATTCATCTTTTTATACAAATCCCTAACATCGGTAATTGTTTCTTTATTTCCTGATTCTAGATTGATAATTCTGGAATCGTGAACCGCAAGTAGTCTAGTAACCTCCGCAGACGATTTTGCTATTTCAGCAACCGTGTTATCAATCTTATAAACAACAGATTGTAAAACAGCAACTTCTGTATTCAATTCGTTAATCATTATTCAAGTCCTTTTGCTTCATAATCCACCCTTGTAAAGATTTTAATTGATCAGCTACTTGATAATATGTTCCGTAGTTTTGACTGACAACGGTTGCGACCTCAGAGAGTTTAACATCGGAGGCTCCTTCATTAATATCATTGGAGGTGATGGGAACGTCTGTTTGATTGGCACTAGCGTTGAACACGCTGACAAACCCATTGTTAATAACACACTTATCATCAGATTCTTTGGTAATATAAACAGGCACTTTTTTAATAATTTCACGGGTTTTACCTTCAACAATTTTAATACGATCAATGTATTTAGTAACAACTTCTGTGGTGATTTTTTCCGCTTCCAGTTCTTTCTTGGCTATAGATGTTTCAAGTTCTTTAACCTTAAATCGCCACTTCTCTTCATTAGACATACCTCCTATATAGAATGCTCCTATTACTAGCAAAAATGCCGATAGTATTTGTATTCCTATTTTATATTGTGTTGGTATCATCCAACCAAAAGATATTGTTATTACCGTTCCTATCATGCCTATTAATAACATGATATCATAAGTCCAATTAGGTAAAATACCAATCAAGGAAATCATAACGCACCTTGATTTAAATTTACCGCCACAGGTTTAAACGATTGTCTACGAATTATTTTGTTACTTATTCTTTTAGCAGGAACATCTGTTGATACTTTAGATGCTGAACCATCAGAAGGCATAGAAACATTTGCTGCCTCACCATCTTCTAATAATTGAGCCACCATTAATGTTTCTTCAGCAAAGATAACATTAAGATTTATTGTTTGAATTAGCATGGATTCGCTAATGAATTCGCCATTATTTATTTTTAGCTGTTCTTTGATTAAAAATAATGCGGCTACTATATTCTTTATTTTAGTATCACCACCAGGCAATTTATTTATTAATTTTTTTAGATTAAACACCAATCTATGGAGATAATCATAAGAATCTTTTTCTTCATCAGTGTTAAACTTTGAAGATGGTATTAGGTTCTTTCCATTCTTATCTATTATACCCAACCTAAAGGCATCTGTTTCGGGAAAAGGTTTGACTAATAGTGTGAGTATTCTCCACGCAATTAAATTATCAACAATTCTTGACATTATATTTTCCTTAAATGTGTTATGATATAATCATCAAGTATAAAATTTGATGTCATAATGCCATATTGAGGTAATTCATTTGGCATTCTATTTAGATAGATTAAAAATGTTATCAATACATTCCAATAAATTGGTTCTATTTTAAAAAATAATACATTTATTGTTGCTTCTCCAAATAAATTAAAAAGAACGATTAAATGGTTTAATATTAATCGTTCTCTTAATTCGTCTTCTTCATTATATCTTGCTAGTAATTTCTGTAGGTATTGTACTCTATTCAAGTCCTCCTCAAACTCTCTAACAGTTTGACATTGAGGATTATCGTAATGCTTCATACAATACAACAGAAAATTATCATTGTTTAATTTTTCAATCATAAGTTGGGGTATATTTCAACCCCAATATCCATTATGTGATAGTTAATACACCAGGAGTAGAAGTAACAGCTGGAGCACCTTGTACAGTAGAACCTAATAATACTCTATATCTGTCACCATTATTACCAGCAACGGCTGCGGTAATGTTTAGAGTTGCTGTAGTAACTGTTGAGTAAATACCAGTATTAGTCAAGTTAGTAAACTTGTTTGACCCAGCAACCGCTTTTTGCCATTGATAAGTAACAGCTCCACCACCAGTAACAGAAGCAGTTACAGGGAATGTAGTATTAGCGCCTGAAGCAATTGAACGGTCAACTGGTTGTACTGAGATAGAAATAATCGCAGATACATCAACAACTGTTAAGTCATCATTAGCATCACCTGAAACCGCATTAAGAACATCCATAGCAACTAACAATTCAGTTTTGTGTCTTGGATTACCATCAGAGTCGGTATATTCCTTAATCTTCCACCATCCCGAACCATTAATTCCTCGGTCATGGTTTGATTTAATTAATGCTTCTTCTTCAGATACAAAGAAGATATATTGTAAATCATCTTGTAGAATGTATTTAGGAATATCAGCGCCTTTAAGATTGGTATTCAACACAGTGGCAGTAGTACCAGCATAATTGGCAACTAAAGTAATAACAGTATCAGATACAATTTTCAAAATTTTGTATTTAACATCAGTGATTACAATTGTACCGCCTTCTTTGAAATCCGTAGTAAATACTGTAGGTGTTACCCCGTTGCTAGTAACAGTAGGTGAACCGTTTACTACACTAACACTTGTACCTGTAATTGAGAATAAATCTCTATTTCCCCATAAACTCATTTTCGTTTCCTTTTAATAGATTATTAGTTATTTAGTTGATGTAACTATTCAGTTCGTACGGATTTTTATCAGTTTCACGATTATGAACTTGTATAGCCAAACCCTTTTTAGATAATTTTCCATCTTTATGTAATGGAATAACGTGTCTAGTTGTTTTACCTCTACCAGGTTTTCCTGGACCTGTTGTCACGTTATTATGCCAATCATCATCGGAAATTTCATAACCTTGTTTCTCCGCATGTGCTTTAGCGTGTTGTACAGCGGAAGAATATGATGGATGATAAAGTTCCATAGGTTCTTTCTTTGCTTCTTCCAGTTCTTCAACTTCTTCTTTAACGCCTTTAGGTAAAATAGGTTTCTTAATAGCTCTATTTTTTTGAAGTTTAGTATTTTCATCTGCCTTCTTGTACATTCTATTAAGCATATCCACAAGAGATTTTTTCTTTTCTGCACCTTCACTTTCATCTAACTCTTCATCCAAATCAACTTCTTCTTTATTCAGTTGATAATTATCTGCACCACCTTTCTTATATACTAAATTTTGATAGGCAACATCACTCTTTGAATGAGTATAAACAAGATTAGTAGGTTTCTTTTCTGCTTTATAACCTTTAGATTCAATCTTCCAAGTACCATCAGGGAAAGTAGTTGTTGTACTACCATCTTTATTTTTAGTGATAGTTGCAGTTGTTTTCAATGGGTCACCTTTATTAGGCCAACCACCTTCGGTTAATTCAACTTCTTCTTTCATTCTCTTATCAATAGCCTTAGAAAGATTATTTGAACGGTTAAAAGGTTTCTTTCCGTCTTTACGATTTTTAGCCATATCAACTAAAGAATCATCTGCCTTAGAAATATAAGAATCTAATTTTTTTCTACCTTTTTCAGATTTATCAAATATCTCTTCAAGCGACTCGTCTAGCGATTCTTTAATAGATTTGATGTGTTTCTTGGCGGCAGTAACAGCTCTAGGTTGTGAAGATTCAACCCCTGTTTTCAGAACTTTATTAGGTTGACCATGTTCAATAGAAGATACACTCCATTCATGACCATCAGCGGTTTTCTTAGTGTGGTACATATGAACTTCATCTATCCGTTCAAATTCTTCTTTGGCAAGCATTTTTCTAACTCGTTGAGAATTTTGAGCTTGTGTCATTTTCAACTTATATTCTTTATCAGGATCCACGCCTTTCTTTTCATCATCAGCTTGTTTTTTTCTAGCATCATCAAACACGCTTTCTTTCATAAAGGCAGAAGATTTAGACTTGTTAGTATCTGTATGATACCATTTTTTACTTGCGGAATCCCATCGCATACCTTCAGCTTTAGCATCATCTTTCTTTGCGAAAGGAACCTTATGAAAGATTTTACCTGAGGTAGCGGGTGCCGAGTAAGGTTTTCTATATGGTTTTTTATAAGAACTTTTAGGTTCATCTTCGTCATCATCCTCACCCGCTGTTTTCTCTCTAGCCCACTCTGCGTGATCTCTGCCCATACCAGACTTATATCCTGGCATATTGCTATCCCATGAACTTCTTGATTCTTTCATATCACAATCTTCTTGTTTTTCTTGTGATTTAGATTCCCCGGCTTCGTGTTTCTTTTTTCTTAATAATTTAAAATCTTCCGCATCAACTTTACCATTACCATTAGCATCTAATTTTTTATGGTTAGGATGGGCAAATCCTTCTTTAAAATCTTTATAACTTTTCATTCTTAGTCCTTATTTAATAAATGATTTGATTTGCCAGCCATGTTTAGCGTGACGATCTAATCTATCTGCAAGATAATTACATAAACCTTGATTCTTAGCATATGTAGATAAATCAAATGCTTTATTTAGTGAATGAATTAACTCGTTATTAGCATCCAATAGATTACTAAACATTTGCTCAGTCATTACTACTCTTGCTCCGTCTTCCATTATAGTTTTAGCATCATACAAATCCATAATACTAATAGGAGTCAATCCATCAATTGCTCTTATATGTTCGGCAATATCATCAACGGAACCATATACTTCACTGTATAAATCTCCAAAGAAGCCGTGATACTGACTAAAGTTAGGACCAACAACTGACCAATGATAGCTATGTGCTTTGAAATACATAACGAAAGAATTCGCTAATACTATCTTTAAGGCTGCCTGTAATTCGTTCATTTATATTTCCTATTTGTTGGTGAAGTTTTTGTGGGATAATCTATTCTTTTCATTGGCTTTAACTTTAGAGGTTAATTTCATAGACATACGATCAATAAGTCTTTTGCTCTTTTCAATTCTTCTATCTATTCTTTCTCTTTCTGTTGTAGATATTGAGGCGGGATTTTGACCTCTAAGTAATTTCTTTCTTAGCACATTTACAGCCATATGCCTAGCTCTATGATTGATTTGTTTAGAACCAGAACTTCTTTTTAGGGCTATCATTCTAGCTCGTTGAATCTTGGGTTGATTTCTATGGAACCTAAGTTTTGCCTTAATACGTTCCATTTTAGATAAAACTTCGTTCATCAAATCTTCTTTGATATTTTTATGATCTTCTACAGGTTCACCTGTTTCCGAATCAATGATATGTAGTTCGTCTTCGTCATACGCATCTAGATAATCATCATCGTCTAGGTGTTTGTTGATAATTTTGTCTAATTCATCATCTGATAAATTTTCTAAATCATCATCCTCGGTAGATTTTTCTTCAACTGCTTCATTGCGGATCTTCTTTACTTTCATCCTTGCTAATGTATCATCACCATCGGTAGTTAAACTAGAACCAACATGGGTCAATTCAGATTGCCCTACTCCATGAGGTTTAGTATCGGTATCAGTATGACCTGTATTAGCATAATTTTGAATATCTTTAGTAGTCTTAGGGTCTAATTTATCAGTAGGAATATTAGCGCCTTTTCCCATATTGTTCATCGCTACTAATTTCTTTTCATCATCAGGTCTTAATGATGCCATATTGTTAGATTTAGATTTATCAACTACAATAGATGGAGCCTTACCTTCTGATAAAACCCAAGCATTGTCAATTGGATTAGGATATCTTCTACCATATCGTTCAGCTCTTTCTGTTGCTAATTCTACTTGTTCGGTGGTTAAAGTAGTAGTTGCTTTGATAATCTTTTTGTCGTAATTAATTCCAACTTCATCGGCTAATTTTAACATCTTAGATACAATTTTCAGAGAATCTTTATTCAATGACTTTGATTTTCTTAAAGCGTTATTAACTAATTGTTCTGGGTTGCTGGACTTTTCAGTGTCTTCAACCCCTAAGATAGAAGCGATAACTTTTGCGACTTTTAATTTGTCTTTATTCTTATCTACTATCGCGGCTTCTTCTATGCTTGCTGTTCCTGACATTGGTGAATCTCCTGATGTTACTCTTACGGCAAAAACTGCTTTATCTAAATGATCTTTATATAGATGCCAATATTCTATATGATTAATGAACTCCCCCATTTTATCCAATGCTCGTTTAGCCATTAGGTGAGCTTCTGACCATTTAGCCAAATCAGCGGCTGATTCTTTACCACCATCTAGTATCTTATCAGCGGTTAGTCCTAAATATTCATCTGTATATTTTAAGGCATTTAATACAGATATAGGGTCTGAGGTTGCCATATTATCAACGGTCTTTTGAAAGGCACAGGCCGCCCCCTCAGCATTATGAAGGTTTTTAGATGTATATCCTTTAAAGGATATTTCTTTAGAATCTTGTATTCCTTTATCTTGGAATTGGGTATCTGTAAATAATTTTTGATCTGACATTGTTACTTCCCGTATCCATTTACGAGTAGTATTACCATTTATATCAATTAGAGTTAGATAGTTGCTACCTCTATTTACAATTTCAAAAAGACAATCATTTGAAATTACAGAGTCTCCTACATTAAAGATTTCTTTACTATGATATTGCTCTCTTAATGAATCAATACTGATTACCAATTGTTCTTTAATTACATCAAGTCCCATACCATGTCTAATGTCATTTAATAAACGCTTGCCATCAATATCTCTTACTGAAGATGGTAACCCTTTTTTAAATGCTTCATAATCATTATCTTTTGCTAAATCTCTCATTTTTGAACCTGACATGCCAGAGACATCATCGGCATCAGGGTCTCTTTCACCAGCAGATATTACTTGAATGGAATCGTAGTTATAATCAGTACCATTGTATTGATTTAATAATTTATCAAATGCGGCAACTCTATCCGAACCAGCGACCATAATAAGATTCTTATATTTCTTATTAAGTTCCTTGACAACTTCCATAAAAGCGCGTTCTTGTTCGTTGGCAGCTTTGAAATTTGTATGAGGAAACATCAGATTTAAATAATGAATCTTCTTATCAACTGGAAGAGGATTCTTCTTTTTATCTTGTGTTTTTGAGGCGTATATGATATAATCAGCACTATTAGAAGTGGCTATTTTCTTAACAGCTTTAACTAATAGTTCGTGACCTGTAGTTGGGCATTGAAACCTCCCAAAAGCAAATACTATTGTCTTGGAAGGCATTTCTTTTAAAAATTGTCTGTATTGTTTCATTTGATTCCATATATAAAATAAACTATACAGTATTTATACTTTTTAATTTTTAGGTACATTCTTCCCAATTAAAACTAGCCCAAGCCGTTTGGTTAGCGCCAGAACATTCTAAACAAATTATAAACTCAGTTGAGGTAGATGTAAAACTATTTCTTTCCAATTGATATTTAAATGGTAAATTTGCCAAAGAAAGAGATCCAGATGATTGATTTGAATTTATTATATAACCCATTTCTAATTGAGGAACACTTGTCATGCTTGTAGCAGTTAAATTATATTCTACAGAAGAATTAGAACCCACATCTATCCAAGTACCACCAGTAGTTACTGCTCCTTTTACTATCATCCATCTATAATTAACATTTCCTGTAACAGATAATCCAAAAGTTTTAGGTAAAACCAATCCATCTAATCTAGTACTTTTTAACCTCATCGAAAAAATAGGGTATAATGTATTTGCTAAATCCGTATGATATCCAGCACCTATACTGTGTCCAACCGCTGTAGCTCTTCCAGATTCATTATATCCACCCTCAGAAATTACAGTAGAACATATTAATTTCATAGTTGAAGCACTATCTGTAATACCGGTATTTTCTATTTCCATTCTAATAGGCAATACTGCTGTGCCCATATAAGTAGTATTCATTGCTAAAGTTGTTATAGGATCTATTGTATTAGCATGATTAAAGGTGTGACAATGTATAAATTCTCCATTTATAACAAATCCACATCTAACAGAACCTACTCCCAACCATTCTATATCAATCCAAAAGATTTGAGCGCGATCTATATACAAAGTTGAAGAACCACTTACGATCATGGAATTTGTATTCCAATCTGCTTGATTTACTCTGTATTCTTGTACAGTGCCACCTGATTTTGTTCTACGAACCAATGATAATACTGTACCATTTTGTTCTAAAAATATACCATTATCAACACTAAAATAACCTATACGTTGTCTCAAATTTGCTTTAGGTGTATTCATTACAAAAGTATTTAAAACTTGTAAACTTTTCCCAGGTTGATAAGCAAAAACCTTATTTGTTTCTCGTTTAACATAACTTTCATTCGTAGTATTAACACTCATACTAATTGTACTGGCATTACTATTTTGAGAAGTTGTCCCACCAGAATTGGTAGAATTGCTGAATAACCCATTATCCTGATACCTATGAAAACTATCAAACAGAGTATATGGTTCACTTACCCTAAGACGACCAAATGCATCTGACTGTGTAGGATCAAAAAAACTAGAATCTGAAGTTCCCTTAACAAAAATAGGATTACTATCTGAATTTACAGTATTATCTTTTGATATTGATATAGGATTACCAAGTTCATTTTTTATTTCTTGGTCATTTGTATAAAGATAAGTCACACTATTCTCCAACCATTTCTATAAATCATTTGTATTCCACCGTTATCTAATTGTATTATAAATCCTCCAGTATCATTATCTACAGTACCAAGAACTGTGATAGGATTTATTGAGGCATGTCCAGATTCGTCTTTAATAATTATCATTCTACCTGAACTTGGAGTAATTGGTAATGTAATAGTGACTGGTCCAGCATAATTTACACCCATATAATATTCATCTCCATCAACAATATATGTTGGAGTATCTATTAATAGTGTACTAAATACTATATCATGTGGATTTACTTCGGCAAATTCAAACTTCTTTAAGGTATCATTATATCGTAGAAATCTACCATCCATAATAGATGGTCTATATACATCATCAAGATATCTAAGATTAACTTCACCAGATCCAGGACCTAGGGCAGCAATTTTACCAATTGCTTGTTCCATAAACTTTAGTTTCTTACGGATGTCATCCATCTGTGGAGTAACTAAATCTGGATCAGGTTGTTGGAATGATTTACCGGTATGAATCTTTTTTAATTCTGTCGGAGAATATTGCTGAGATGCGGGTTTGATTTCAGGTACAGG